TGTGTTCCAGTCCCAGGCCCAGTTGAAGATATACGTTTCCAACTTGAGCTTGAATGGTTATAAATAGATACCTTAAATTCACCCACTTGCCATGGGCTTCCACCTGGAACTGAGCCAGTGTAGTTCCAAGTCATGTCTCCAGTCCAAATAACATTCCATGTATAGTTCTCCCAAATAAACATTGTATCAACATTAACAGGTTCTCCTGATTTGACTTCTGCTGCGGTGGATATATTTTCATCATAACCATAAGGTAGATTAGTACAACTTCCTGTTGTAAATTGACAAAGGTTATCTGCTTCATCTTCTGTATCATCTTCCTCACTCCAGAAACTAAATCCAGAGACATTAACATAAGCCTCAACAACTGTGGCTGTTTTAGGGATTCTAAATTCGGCAGTATGAACAACGGGGGTGGTGGAATTAAAATCTTGATAGGTGGAGCTATCGTCAAATTCTTCCACTTTCAAAGCACTTGAGTTAAGAGTTCCAGATATAGTATAAGTCAAGGTGTCATTCACAAAGATATCTAAATTACTGGGTAAGCTTCCACCTATTGGAAATCCTGTGAGATTAATGGTGAAGTTCTTTACCACATCCCACTGATGGGCTCTTAAATAGACGGTAGAATTTATATTTTCTACACAGGTTATGTTCCGTGCGGTATCTGTATTATTTAATTCTTCTTTCCTAAAATATTGCACATCAAAGATAAAGCTAGTCTCATTCTCCGCACAGGTGTAATTCACACCGTAAGCTGGGTGCGTTGTGTCCAAGCAAACAACTAAATCGGGAGGACCTGTTCCTGTAGTGGATGTTCCAGAAATATTAACAGGACCCATCTCAACATCTGCATCTGCGGAAGTCCCATCTATGTATGCGGTGACAATAGGGGGATCAAACAACCTGACTCTATAGACTTCATGGCTTTGTTGGGGTCTGTACTTTATGATAATTTTATCTACTGATTTCTGCTGAAAAACTTTAGAGTAGTAAGCCCCATCTTGCCATTCTATTTTCATCTGCTTCCCAAAAGAGAAAGGGCTAGTGATTTCTTTAGTTGCACCATTATAAGAGATATCCCTTACCTCATAATGCACAATCTTTCCTTCGCAGTTCATGCATTCAAAGATATTTTTAAGAGGGGTTAATTCTTCTTTTGGAGTATTGGGATCAAAGACATAAGTTTGAATGGTTGTAATATTCTCTTTCCATTTTGAAGTACGGCTAACATAAACATAATACCCATCCGTCCAGTTATTTAATTCCCGACTCTTTGCCCTCATCTTCTTAGAGCCATCATAAAGATTTACATACTCCGTTGCAGCCAAGTCCCAAGAATCATTTATCCACACAGAATACTTTGTCCTGGTCTTTTCTATGTCAATCCGCACTTTGTCTGGAAGCACAAAATAGATAGAAGAAGCTAGTATAACCATTACCAAAAAGGAACTAAGCCATACTTTCTTTGCCATTATATATCCACACCAACTATGGCGGTAAACATCACATCTCTGTCCGTATCTTCTGCTTTATTATTTTTTGTTACAGTTAATTTGTCTATGTTAATCTCAAAAGTTTCGCTTTCCCATTCCATAGTTACGGTGCCCCCTTTTGTTATGAAAGCTTTAAATTTAGTTTTATCACTTTCATCAATATAGCCGTTTACTGAGAAACGCTCTTCCACTCTCAATAAATCCACAATCTTTGTATCTTTTGGACCAAGACTCCAATTTGCTGAACTCTGTCCAGGAACAACATTCACGAGCTTCTTGTTGATGATCTCTTCCACATTTGTAGTATAGACTGTAACTTCACTTGAACCACCTTTATCGCCTGTGTTATACAATAAAATGTTTGGTATATCCGTCATGCTGGAAACATCCTCCTTATATCTTCTACAAGCTTTCTGCCGTATTCCTCAAACATCCTATTGAGTTCGGCTCTATCAACAACTTGAACATTATTGGTTTGGTTAAGGTAAACATCTCCCCCACCACCTGCACCCAGTGCCCCAGAAGGAGTCTTTCCTTTGAAGCCAACTAAAGTATCTTGGGGGCTAAATGAGATCGGAGCAAAGCCAGGTCTCCAGATAAAATCTCCAAAAGAACCTCCTTTTTCTTCTCCCTTCTTCCCTTTAGTAAATATGTTTATGACAAACTTACCCGCACTCCATATTAAATCTTGGGCCCAACTGGGAAATAAACTTAAGATTGCGTCTTTTATCCATCCAGCCATGCTTTTTATTCCATCCCCCAATCCTTTTATAATCTTGGCTCCCCAATCAAACATTTTGCTGACAAATCCACCACTCCAGCCATCAACCCAGCTCACAAGACTCTTAAGCATTCCTTTAATGGTCTCATTAATCCCATTAAATAACTTCAGAATCCCTAAGCCAAGCACAACAGCTAATCCAAGAATCATATTAAACTGAGACTTCAAAAAGGTTCTTATTCCATTTACGATACGGATAACTGCTGCTTTAACTCCTTCCCAATCCCCTGTAAAAAGAGCTACAAAGAAGTCCATTATCCCTGCAATTATATCTAAAGCTCCTTGGAACATTCCTTTTAATCCTTCCCAGAAGACTTGCATCCATGCTCTGATATTCCCGAAGTTATCCTTCCAAGCAAGAAACACACCGAATAAGATAACGGTGACAACCGCTAAGATCGCACCGAAAGCAAACTTTACTCCAGATAGAATCCTTAATAAAGACGCTACTACTTTTCCTGGGGCTCCCCCAAACATCATTATTAAACTCCCGAAGCCCAAAGTAAATGCACCTATCACAAATAAGATTCCACCAACTATTGCCCCAAGCAATACAAAGATTCCGATTGCCTTCTTAGCTGACTCGGGTAAATCCATGAACCAAGTCATTATGTCTATCAGAGGCTCTAGAAGCATATCCATTACTGGAATGAACAGGATTAACAGCATTACTCTAAATAAATCGAAGACACCATAAGCTTCCATGACAGGTTTGAGTAGTCCAGTGAAAGTCCTCTGCAACATCATTCCAAAGAACATGACTCCCAGAGCTTCCATTCTAAACCCACGCATTCCGTGAGTCAGTACCCTGAAGCGGTGAGCTAACCTTGCACCAAGCATAGCATTCTGTTTCATAGGGACAATGTTTCTCCTGAACTGCTCCATGTTCTGCCCCATGACGTTTGTAAAGCCTTGCACATTCTGCTTTACAGCCTGAATACTCTGTCTTGCTTGGCCCATAGTCTGCTGAAACTGGGACACCGTGCTTTTCACTCGGATTACAATATCTTCGAAAAAAGTCATCTTTTTTTCCTACCTTTCTTGCCGAATATCGAACCAAACATTTTCGCTTGGTTATTCCAATCATCCTGACGAAGCTTTTGATTTTCCTTAATCAAAGCATTCAGTTGATTGAACTTTATTGGCTTTTGACTTATTGTAGCCAATAGCTTGCCTGAAGTATCTCTAATCTCAAATTCTCTTCCTACAATCTCACCCAAGCAACCTAAAGACCGAATTAAATCGACAACCTCTGTCAACCCTGTTCTTGATACTTCTCCTCGCTTCTTGCCCAAGACTCTACTTCTTAACTTATCCAGTTGTTCCTTGGACATCCTTCTTCTGAGCCATCATCTTCTTTTTTTGAGCCATGAACTCTTCCAACTTTTCCTTACTTCCAATTTGGGCTCTAGGGAATCCGTTTGCGTCCATAATCTCTTCCAAGAGTTCTCTGAAGTAGCCCAAGGATAAATTCACTTGGTCTTCGCCAACATTTAAACTCTTGGCAATAAATTTCTTCATGGCTTTGACTTGATCTTCAAAGGGGGCTTCTTTCCCTTCAAAAATCTTCTCAACATCTTCTAAAATTTTTAGCTCATCTAACCCGAGAGGGTGAATCTCAAGGGTGGCTTGTTGTTGTCCTTCTTTAGGTTTTCTAGGTATTTTTCGCTCCACAGGTGTTGGAGTTAATTTTTTCAACTCTTCTAAGTTACCCATTTCTACCAATCCTCCGTTCTTTTCCGCTACACATCTTCTTGATGTTCTTCTTTTCTTCCTGGGATTCCCCAGCAACTTGTTTAGCTTCCATAACACGAAGCCTATTGTCCATTTCTGTAATCTTCGCAATCACTTCTTTTAAGTCACCACTGATAAGGTCATCCATTAACCACTTCAACGTCATCCCATAATCACCACAAAACTCATCTGTAGCCAATTGTAAAAAGGCTTCTTTTGTCTTGGGTGGAATCCTTGAAATTATCAAGCCTTGCTCTCTCTGCTTTTTCAGCTTAGATACCAAATCTTGTAATTCCTTTATCTTTTCTTCTTTGTTCTTTTCCATAATACCAACCTCTTCAAATTAAAAAAATAAAAAAAAATTTAACCGAATTTGTTTGCACTTGTG